AGATCAAACACTTGGATATCAAAAAATTATATTTGATTTACAAGAATGGTTATGTGATATTACAGGATTTGCTGACATATCATTACAACCAAATGCAGGTTCTCAAGGTGAGTATGCAGGTCTTCTTGCAATACAAGAATACCACAAGGGTCGTGGTGATCATGATAGAAATGTATGCTTAATACCTACAAGTGCACACGGAACAAATCCTGCGTCAGCAGTGATGGCAGGTATGAAGATAGTTCCTGTAAATTGTGATGAAGATGGTAATATTGATTTGAAAGATTTAGAGAAGAAAGCAATCATGAATACATTTGAACTATCATGTATTATGGTTACTTACCCATCTACTCATGGTGTATTTGAACCAACTATCAAAGACATATGTAGAATTGTTCATGAAAATGGTGGTCAGGTATATCTTGATGGTGCGAATATGAATGCACAGGTTGGACTTGCAAAACCAGGCAATTATGGTGCAGATGTTTGTCATCTTAATTTACATAAAACATTTTGTATTCCACATGGTGGTGGAGGTCCTGGTGTAGGTCCGATTGGAGTTGCAGCACACTTGATACCATATATGGATAAGAGAGTATCATCAGCAGAGTTTGGCAGTGCAAGTATATTACCAATCAGTTGGATGTATATAAGAATGATGGGTGGAGAAGGATTACGTAAAGCAAGTGAGATATCATTGTTGTCTGCAAACTGGTTAGCAAATGAGATTGATACATCATTCAAAGTTTTATACAAAGCAGAGAATGGTCGTGTTGCACATGAATGTATTTTTGATTGTAGGACATTACCTGTAACTGCAGAAGATGTTGCAAAGAGATTAATGGACTATGGTTTCCATGCACCCACACTTTCATGGCCAGTTACAAATACGATGATGGTTGAACCAACAGAAAGTGAGTCACTAGATGAATTGAAAAGATTTGTCAAAGCCATGGAGATGATAAGAAGAGAGATCTATACAGATAAAGATATCTTGAAAAACGCACCTCATACTGCAAGGGTTGTCAGTTCTGACGAATGGGTGTATAATTATACCAGAGAACAGGCAGCATATCCTGTGAACCAGAATCATAAGTTTTGGCCATCAGTATCAAGAATTGATAATGTTTACGGTGATCGTAATCTTGTATGCTCCTGTTCTACTTATTTTAATGATGTATCTGATGGAACTTAAAGATTGGTTAAACTCTATAAACTTAACAAAAAAGAATTTAATTGATGAAGATCCATCTATTGAAAAAGATTATCCTCCTTACATAATTAACCGTTGTTTCTCTGGTCATCTTGATGCAATTATGTTTGCAAACGAGATGAATATGTATTCTTTCTTACCAAAGAAGATGCAATATGACTTTTTTATAAATATCCTCAGAACTAAGAAGAGATTCTCTCCTTGGCTCCGTA